ACTGGTAAAATAGGTGAGATCTATGATATAAATGGTTTGATTGTCGCTTTACCAAAAGAAGATAATGTTAAAACATTTGAGTCTGATAAATGGGAACACACTGATTACCCAAAAGAACTTAGTAAGATTAAAACAGTATTTGACTGGAGAGAATACCCATCTGAGTTTCAAGAGCAATGGTATGACTACATAGATACTGAGTTTAAATATCGTGACGAAGGTTTTTGGTTTTACAACAATGGTAAAGCCACTTATTTAACTGGAACACATTATATGTATTTGCAATGGAGTAAGATTGATGTTGGTAAACCAGATTTTCGCGAAGCAAATAGATTGTTCTTTATATTTTGGGAAGCTTGCAAAGCTGATATTAGATGTTATGGTATGTGTTACCTTAAAAACCGTCGTTCTGGTTTTTCATTTATGGCATCAGGTGAAACAGTTAACCAAGCTACAATATCAAGTGATTCGAGATTTGGTATATTATCAAAGTCTGGTCCAGATGCTAAAAAAATGTTTACCGATAAAGTGGTGCCAATTTCGGTTAACTACCCCTTCTTCTTTAAACCAATACAAGACGGTATGGACCGTCCGAAAACAGAATTAGCATACAGAGTACCAGCATCGAAATTTACAAGACGTAAATTAGATACAAATGAAAGACTTGAGGACATAGAAGGTCTTGACACTACTATAGATTGGAAAAATACTGGTGATAACTCTTATGATGGTGAAAAGCTAAAGCTATTAGTTCACGACGAAAGTGGTAAGTGGGAAAAACCAAACAATATATTAAATAATTGGCGAGTAACAAAAACTACATTAAGACTTGGATCAAGAATCATTGGCAAGTGTATGATGGGAAGCACGTCAAACGCATTAGACAAAGGTGGGGACAATTTCAAAAAATTATACTACGATTCAGACGTATCTAAACGAAACGCCAACGGACAGACTCGCTCGGGACTATATTCTTTGTTCATTCCTATGGAATGGAATTACGAAGGATACATTGATTCTTATGGAGTACCTGTATTCGACACACCAAGAGAACCAGTTGAAGCGCCAGACGGATCAAAAATAGAAATAGGTGTAATTGATTATTGGCAAAATGAAGTCGATGGCTTAAAGCAAGATAACGACGCCTTAAATGAATTCTACAGACAGTTTCCAAGAACAGAGCAACATGCTTTTAGAGATGAAACAAAACAATCATTGTTTAATCTCACTAGAATATATGAGCAAATAGATTATAACGAAGACGTGAACAATAAATCCATGGTTACCACTGGAAGTTTTCAATGGGAAAATGGGTTGAAGGATACTAAAGTTATATTTGTACCGCATAAAGACGGTAGGTTTCAAATTAGTTGGGTTCCACCATTGCATCTACAAAACAGAGTTATAGTTAAAAATGGTGTAAAACACCCTGGTAATGAACACTGTGGGGCTTTTGGATGTGACCCTTATGATATATCTGGGACAGTGGACGGCAGAGGATCTAATGGTTCACTTCACGGCCTTACTAAATTCTCTATGGAAGACGTACCACCGAGTATGTTTTTTTTAGAATATATATCAAGACCACAAACTGCTGAAATATTTTTTGAAGACGTTTTAATGGCTTGTGTTTTTTATGGCATGCCAATACTAGCGGAAAATAACAAACCAAGATTATTATACCACTTCAAGAGAAGAGGTTACAGAGGTTTTGCAATGAATAGGCCTGATAAAGTTTGGAATAAATTATCTTCTACAGAGAGAGAAATAGGTGGAATACCTAACTCAAGTGAAGATATAAAACAAGCTCACGCTGCTGCAATAGAAACATATATAGAAAATTACGTTGGCTTTTTAAACCCTGGATATGGTGATGTTTATTTTCAAAGAACACTGGAAGATTGGGCTAAATTCAACATAAACAATAGAACAAAACACGATGCTTCAATTAGCTCTGGGTTAGCTATAATGGCTTGTAACAAGCATTTATATGTTCCAGTAGCACCAGTTAAAAGAGAAAATTATAATTTAGGATTTAAAAGATATGACAACAGTGGTGTTATTTCTAAAATAATAGAGTAAATGAAGGTATACACAAATACAAATAGTTCTTTTCCTAGCCAAGTTGTTAGTGACGCTGAGAAAGCAAGCTATGATTATGGCCTGCAAGTATCTAGAGCGATTGAGCAAGAATGGTTCGACCAGGGTAGAACTAATCAAAATAGATACCAAAACAACTGGAATAATTTTCATCAGTTAAGGTTATATGCCAGGGGAGAGCAATCAACACAAAAGTATAAAGATGAATTATCTATCAATGGTGATTTATCTTATTTAAACTTAGACTGGAAACCCGTACCAGTTATATCTAAGTTTGTAGATATTGTTGTAAACGGTATATCTCAAAAAACTTACGACATAAAAGCGTCTGCGCAAGATCCAGACTCTTTAAAGAAAAAAGTACAATACACTAATGATTTAATGGTTGATATGTATGGACAACAAGCCATACAAATGATCAAAAAAACAAACGGCCAAGACTTTTCTAAAACAAACGTTCCAGCAGATCAACTACCAGAATCAAGAGAAGAGCTTGAACTACACATGCAATTATCGTATAAGCAAGCCGTAGAAATAGCTGAAGAGGAAGCAATTAATAATGTTTTAGCTAGAAATAAATATGAAGAAACAAGACGTAGAGTAAACTACGATTTAACTGTTTTAGGTATTGGCGCTGTTAAAACAAACTTTAATGTTTCTAATGGCATAACAATAGACTATGTTGATCCAGCTTATATGGTGTATTCGTATACCGAAGATCCTAATTTTGACGATATATATTATGTTGGCGAAGTAAAAGCAATTACAATACCAGAGCTTAAAAAACAATTCCCATTAATTTCTGAAGAAGAGCTCTATGAAATTCAGCAGATGCCAGGTAACAAACAATATATAACTGGTTGGGGTAATTATGATGAAAACACAGTTCAAGTTTTATATTTTGAGTATAAAACATACATGAACCAAGTTTTTAAAATTAAAAAAACAGACACTGGTCTAGAAAAATCATTAGAAAAAACAGATGATTTTAATCCACCACCAAGTGATAATTTCGAAAGAGTCTCTAGAACAATTGAAGTATTATATAGTGGTGCTAAGGTGATGGGCACAAACACTATGTTAAAGTGGGAGTTGGCCGAAAATATGTCAAGGCCATTTGCTGATACAACTAAGGTTGTTATGAATTATAATATCTGTGCACCTAGACTATATAAAGGTAGAATAGACTCTTTGGTTAGTAGAATAACTGGTTTTGCAGATATGATTCAACTAACACACCTTAAACTACAACAGGTAATGTCTAGAATTATACCAGATGGTGTTTTCTTAGATATGGATGGTTTAGCTGAAGTCGATCTTGGCAATGGCACAAACTATAATCCAGCAGAGGCGTTAAATATGTATTTCCAAACTGGTAGTATTGTTGGTAGGTCTTTAACACAAGATGGTGATTTAAATAGAGGCAAAGTTCCAGTACAAGAATTATCATCGTCATCTGGACAAGCTAAGATTCAATCACTTATACAAACGTATCAATATTATTTACAAATGATACGAGATGTAACGGGTCTTAATGAAGCCCGCGACGGCAGTAATCCAGATAAAGATGCCTTGCTTGGTTTACAGAAAATGGCGGCAAATGCTTCTAACGTAGCAACAAGACACATAAATAAAGCAAGTGATTATATAACAATAAGAACTTGTGAAAATGTTTCTTTAAAAATATCAGATGTTTTAAATTTTCCATTAACAAAAAAATCATTGATTGAAAGTATATCAATATACAATGTTGAGGTTTTGAAAGAAATAGAAAACTTAAACTTGCACGATTTTGGTATTTATTTAGAATTAGAACCAGATGAAGAAGAGAGAGCTAAGTTGGAGCAAAATATACAAATAGCCTTACAATCTGGTGGTATTGATTTAGATGATGCTATAGATATTAGACAAGTAAGAAATATTCAACTAGCTAATCAGTTGCTTAAGTTAAAGAGAAAGAAAAAACAACAGCAACAGCAGCAGCAGCAGTTAATGAACATAGAGGCGCAAGCACAAGCAAACGCTAAGGCATCAGAACAATCTGCATTAGCTGAGGTACAAAAGCAACAAGCTTTAACTCAGGAAAAAGTTAGTATAGAGCAAGCTAAGTCACAATTTGAAATACAAAGGCTGCAAACAGAAGCTCAAATCAAAAGAGAGCTTATGGCGCAAGAATTTGAATATCAAATGAAATTAGCACAAATAAGAGCAGACGTAGAAAAACAAAAAGAACAACAAATAGAAGATCGCAAAGATAAAAGAGTTAAAATACAAGGTACTCAGCAAAGCGAGCTTATAGACCAAAGAAAAAACGACACATTACCAAAAAACTTTGAATCAGCTGGTAATGATGTGTTAGGAGGTTTTAATTTAGAACAGTTTTCTCCTAAATAAAACAATTAATTAATTATATATTATTTTATCATGTCAACAGAAGTAAAACAAGAAGGTGATTTCAAATTGAAAAAACCTAAAGCAAAACAATTGGGCAAGGTCGATGAAGTTGTAAAAGTAGATTTATCAAAACCAACACAACAAGACGAGCCTATTAAAGTGGACTTAACTAAAAAACCAGAAGATGCCGTTCAAGAACAAGAGCCAAAGAGCAGCGTGCTGGAGTCAATGGACGAAAGCAAAGAAAGTGGGCAAGACGCCAAGTTGGAACTGCAAGGAGTGGGAGAAGAAAACAACGAAGAAACTCCGATAATTCAAGAAATTACTGAAGAAGAAGTACAAGAAAAGTCAGAAAAGCTTGTAGATGATTTCAAGGAAGCTGTAGATGTTCAACAACAAACTGGTAAGCCACTTCCAGAAAACATTGAAAAGCTTGTGGCTTTTATGGAAGAAACAGGTGGTAATATAGAAGACTACGTCAGACTAAATGCTGATTACTCTAATATAGACAACAATACATTACTTAGAGAGTACTATAGAAAAAGCAAACCGTATTTAGATAATAGTGAGATTAATTTGTTAATCGAAGACAATTTTCAATACGATGAAGATATAGATGATGAGCGAGACATCAGAAGAAAAAAACTCGCATTCAAAGAAGAGGTTGCGAAGGCCCAAAGCTTTTTAGAGCAAACAAAGAGTAAATATTACGACGAAATCAAGTTGAGACCCGGAGTAACTCAAGAGCAACAAAAAGCTGTAGACTTTTTTAACCGATATAATGAAGAGCAAAGCATGCGCGCTAAGCAACATGAGGACTTTAAAAGCCAAACAAAAAACTATTTTAACCAAGATTTCAAAGGTTTTGATTTCAACTTAGGTGAAAAAAAGTTTAGATATGGCGTTCAAAATACTTCTCAAGTTGCAGATTTCCAATCAAACATTAATAATTTAGTCGGGAAGTTCTTAGATGATAAAGGTAATGTTAAAGACACAAGTGGATATCACAAGGCTATGTATGCCGCTGCTAATGCTGATAAGATAGCAAGTCATTTTTATGAACAAGGAAAAGCCGACGCAACCAAAGAAATTATTACATCGTCTAAAAACCCAAGTTCTGCAGAGCCAAGAAAAGCCTCAGAAAGTGTTTATGTTAATGGTCTTAAAGTTAAATCAATTAGTGGCATGGATTCTTCAAAACTTAAAATTAAAACAAAAAAATTCAACTAATTAAAAATTTAAAATTATGGCTAATGTAAGTCCTGTGTTTGGTGCAATTGTACCATCACAAAAACAGCAAGCTTTAGATACAAACTATTTAAACTTTGCTGACGGTAGCGGAAATGATTTCGCACAACAATATTTACCCGAAGTTTATGAGCAAGAAGTAGAGCGTTACGGTAACCGTACTCTTTCTGGTTTCTTGCGTATGGTTGGCGCTGAAATGCCAATGACGTCTGATCAAGTTGTTTGGTCTGAGCAAAACCGTTTGCATATCGCTTATGATGGGCTAACTGCAAACAGTGCTACAAGTATTCGTATTGCACAAAGTGCTTCTATTCAAGGTGTTATTTCTGTTAACCAAACCATCGTAGTGATGAACACTGCTAATGGTGACGAAGTAAAATGTCTTGTAACAGGTGTTACTGGTACTTCTGGTGCCTCTGGTAACTACGATATAGCTGTTCTTCCTTACACTCAAGCTGATTTAGCTGGTGGTGGATCAGGTGAAGTTACTCTTTATGATGCTGGAACTCCAATTACAACTTTGAAAGTGTTTGTATACGGTTCTGAATTTGCAAAAGGAACAACCGATGCTTCAATCATGTCTGTTCAGCCTCAATTCACTCAATACAACAACAAACCAATCATCATTAAAGAGCGTTATGAAGTTAACGGTTCTGATATGGCTCAGATCGGTTGGGTTGAAGTAGCGACTGAAGGTGGTGCTTCTGGATACCTTTGGTATTTGAAAGCTGAGTCTGAAACTCGTTTACGTTTTGAAGATTATTTAGAAATGGCTGTAGTAGAAGGTGAAAAAGTTAGTGGTGGTTCTACTATCTCTGGCGTATCTGGTACTGAAGGTCTTTTTGCTGCTATCAAAGATCGTGGTAATGTTCTTTCTGGATTCTCTGCAACTCCTGCTAACGCTTTGGACGAGTTTGATTCAATCCTTAAAAACCTAGATACTCAAGGAGCTATTGAAGAAAACATGCTTTTCTTAAACAGAAACACTGCGTTAGAGTTTGACGATATGTTGGCTGGTCTTTCGGCTGGTTCTAACGGTGGTACTGCTTATGGATTGTTTGAGAATTCTGCTGAAATGGCTTTGAATCTTGGATTTAGTGGTTTCCGTCGTGGTTCTTATGATTTCTATAAGACTGACTGGAAATACTTGAACGATGCTTCAACTCGTGGTGGTGTAACTGCTGCTGGTATTGATGGTGTACTTGTACCTGCTGGTACTTCAACTGTATACGATCAAATCCTAGGAACTAACATCCGTCGTCCTTTCTTGCACACTCGTTACCGCGCTTCTCAAGCCGATGACCGTCGCATGAAGAACTGGATTACTGGTTCTGCTGGTGGAGCTTTCACTTCTGCTCTTGATGCTATGGAAGTACACTTCCTATCTGAAAGATGTCTAGTTGTTCAAGGCGCTAACAATTTCGTATTGTTTACAGCTTAATATCAAGTTAATGTAATTTTTACCCCTGTTGTATTGACAGGGGTAATTATTACCCTTATCAATTATTTAATTTTATTATATTATGGCAACAGCTAAAAAACCTGCCGCTAAACCAGAGAAGGTTGTGGTAGAACAAGTTATGGAAACACCTGTGGTTTCAAAAAAGAAAGAAGTTGAAAAACCAACTTGGGAAATTAAAGACAGAACGTATTTATTAAAAGGCAATGCATCGCCTTTGACTTTTACACTTCAAGCACGTCACAGTCGAAGATATCCTTTATTGTATTTTGACAATGAAACAGCAGAACAAAAAGAATTAAGATATGCAACAAATCATACTTCTCCATTTGCACAAGAACAAAAAGGAGAGGCAACTTTAGGGCATATTGTTTTTCGTGATGGTGTACTAACCGTCCCAAAAGAAAAGCAAAATTTACAAAAACTATTATCATTATATCATCCAGCACTGAACAAGAAATACTATGAGTTTGACTCTGCTGAAGTTGCTGAAGATGAATTAGATGATCTTGAGATTCAAATCGATGCTCTACTAGCTGCTAGATCTATGGACATTGACCAAGCAGAAGCTATTATGCGAGTGGAAATTGGCTCTAAGGTATCAGAGATGAGCTCTAAAGAGTTAAAAAGAGATTTGTTACTATTTGCTAAAAAGAGACCGTTTTTATTTATGGATCTTGCTAATGATGATAACGTTCAACTAAGAAACGTGGCAATTAGAGCTGTTGAACTTGGAGTTGTAAAGTTATCACAAGATCAACGATCATTTCACTGGGGTTCTAATGATAGAAAACTAATGAATGTGCCTTTTGACGAAAACCCGTACTCAGCTATGGCTGCATGGTTTAAAACAGATGAAGGAGTTGAAGTCTATAGAACTATAGAGAAAAACTTAAAATAACATGTAATACTAATATAGGGTGGCCGCGAAAGCGGCTACCTTGTATTATAATAAAAAAATAAGATGGCATTAAACGTAGATACGGTATATAAAACAGTATTGCTAGTAATGAACAAAGAGCAGAGAGGTTATGTAACCCCTGACGAATTCAACAAAATAGCAACACAGGTTCAGTTACAAATCTTTGAAAATTATTTCGAAGATTATACACAGCAACTACGCGTGCCACAAAATACGAGTGAATACTCTGAAAGATTAAAAGAATTAGATAATAAAATATCTATATTTAAAACAACTGCTACTGGTGGTGCTTTGACATACACGGCTCCGTCAGGTTCTACTCCTGGTTATTTTAAAGGACCAACATACACGTCGTCAGTAATTCCATCCGCACAATCTCCACAAACATTAGTATATAAACTAGGCACTGTTTATTATACACCAAGCGTTGGTTATGACATAGAGTGTCAAAGAATACAAAAAAATGACTTTCTTCAAATAAACAAATCCCCATTAACGAGACCAACAGGGTCTTTTCCACAATATTTATGGGAAGAAGAAAATATTATTTTATACCCTCAAACTATAAATAGTGTTAACAGTATAACTATATCTTATATAAAGAAACCACAAGATGTCGTTTGGGGATATACTCAAAGCGGTAACGCATATATATACAACGCTGCAAGTTCTGTTTGGCCTGAGTTAGACTCAACAGAGCAGGTTAATTTTATATTAAAGATATTAATGTATATGGGTATTGTTGTCAATGATCCATTAATTATACAAGCCGCCGCTGCTGAATCACAGAAAATAGAAGTTAACGCTAAAAGCTAATAAGATATGCCAATTCCAAATGGTGGCTTAATCACCGAAACTAATCAACAATATTACGAGGGTGCTCAGGGATTTCAACAGGATGGCGCTGGTAGTTTAACAGACTTCACTACAACATTCAATACTAATTTAGCCTTTGGATCTTACATCCCTAGCAATGACAATTATATTTTAAATAACTTTAAATTATACACTAGCGCAACTGGGTTACCAGGTTCTTATACAGAGTATACGTCTGCATATACTGTTTCAGGTAATACAATAACATTTGGCTCAGCTCCTGCTGCAAACACGTTTATAATTGTACAGTTAAAGTCATTGGATGGTGGTAGTTATGGAAACGAAGATGCCTATGGCACCACTGTAAACGATAATTACGGTGAGTATGGCTACATAACTTTAAACGACATAATTAACAACTTTTTAATTGCTTACGTTGGTCAAGACAAATTAATACCAAGCGTTGGTAGAACAGATGTTTTGTTTCACGCTAAAAGAGGATTGCAAGAGTTTAGCTACGATACGCTTAGAAGTAT